GAACTCTTAACCTCTTCAGGTACCACCTGATCTGGAAATGAACTATTGTAGTTAGTATAAACCATTTATTTATGTTATTATTTTTGAATTAATTCCTTGGTTGTCATATCTTTTGAAACCAAGAGGCACCACGTTTGTTTGTTTCTCAGCAACAGGTCTATATTTATTTCTGTTGCAAGCCATTATTGCTAAACCAGAGCTAATTGAAGCATCATGTTTAGTTCTACTATTTATATTAAACGTAGCCCAATCTTCTAACGTTTCTTGAAAGTACATATTACCGTATGAATCATTTATAATACCTACGTGGTTTTCTATGTAATATTCTATAGCGGCAGCGTGAGCTTGTTTAATATCTTCACTTGAGTTAGGTATTCCACCTATTTCTTTTTCAGACGTTGATAGTTTGTGATAAACTTTATCAGGTCTGTTTATTGAAAACTGTCTATAACCTCTACGTTTTAAATAATATAGCAATCGAGGTTTATTGTTTTCCGCAAGTATAGGCATACCATAAAATACTAATGCCATTAAAACATCTTCAAAAAATATTTCAGCTGTTTGTGGTCTTGCTATATATTCTAAAAAAAACATATTAGGCGGAGCATCTTCCATGCTAAACTTTGTTAATCCATGCAAAGATCCTTTAGAACCTTTACCATCAACAGTGCCTGATATATCGTAACTATCACATCCAAAAGCACCTATGTGTTCATTACCTGGATATTTAACGTTATTTTTTAGTATAACTTTGTTTTGTAAATGTAACGGCGGTACCCATGACAATAAAAATCTACCGCTATTGTTTGGGGTAAACGTTACTATAGAATCTTTTATACCATTACTCCATTGAAAATTACCTTTAGTTAAAACGCCAGAGTATTTTAAATCTTCATTGTAATCTATTTGTTCATATATCTTTGCTAGATTAAACAAAGACTCTTTCGCCTCGTCTCTGAACGCGTGTTTTTCTGTTCTCGGAAACTGACGATAATATTCATTTAAAGAGTCTTGATCGTTCTTTAAACCTTCAACTTCGTTTTCCCAATACTCTATTACACCTACTTCAATTTCAGACCCGTCAATGCTTTTGATCGGGGCTTGGGGTGTTTCGAAAACAGGTAATCCATAAGTATCAATGTATCCTTCGTAGTTCCATTCCATAGGTATGAACAAACTATATAGTCCTGAGCTAGTCTGTCCATTGCGGTTTCTTTTGGTAACATCTGATTCATAATAAAGTTTTTTAAAGTTTTCACCGCCTTTATCTAATGCGTTTGATGTTGAACCCATCATACACTTACCTACGATTCTAGATCCTAATCTAAGTGTAGTTTTTGTTACGCGCCAGTTATTTAAAATGTTATCCGGACGCTCCCACTTACCTGATTCATCGTGGGCAAGAAGCTTAAGTTTTTCACCGTCATATGAGTTGTCACCTGTGTTTTTCCAGTCAATTGTTGTATCAAGCCCTTCGAGCTCTTCCGTTTCAATACCCTGATCAAGTTTTTTTCTTGTAAGTTTTGAAGCCGGCACTCTGTACGCGAGTTCTGTTTTAGGACGGTCCATACCGTCTTGTATGGGTTTGAAAAAGAAGGGGTAATTAACTGATATTGGTACAACTTTGTCGGTAAACATTTTTTTCGCGTCCGCACCTGACTTTGATAATATTCCAAAACGTGCATCGGAAGATATAGTTGCTTGATTAACAAGCTCTCCTGATGCCATGAATGAAAAACCAGAGCGTCTGTTTTTGAGGTATGCCATTCCGTAACAACGTTTATCTGCTTTACACGCTTCCCAGAAGATAAAGAAAACCCTATTTGATTCTCTATAATCTGCGGCTCCAACGTCAATTTTACTCCACTGCAGGTACATGTAATGAGAACCAGTAACATAAGTAGGATTACCTTTGTTGTAAAACCAAAAACCTTTATCACGTCTTTCAAACTCTTGGTCGATAAAATCATACCATTGCTCTTTAAAATATTCTGGCTTTTGATTAAATTCAAAAACACTTTTTATTTTATCTAAATCTTTGGGGTAATCAAGTCTTTGCCAGAACTGATCTTCTTTTTTGTTAGATCTTTTATAACTGTTTTCTGCATCAGGTAAAGCTATTTTAAGATTTTGTATTTCTATAACTTCACCTATTTTACCGGTTTTACTTATAACTACTACATCATGTTCTTTATTGTAGCCATAATCCCATTTTTTATACCTATTGTTTTTCTTTATTACGCTAGGTTTTATGTGGCCCGTTAATGTATTTACAAGCGTTTGTTGATAACTCATTTTGATCTACCTTCAGCAAAACCCTTGAACGACTTAGCTTTTGATTCTTTCTTGTTAGAGTCTAGCATAGATCTTTCTTCTTCTATCCTGTTTAATATTTCAAACGCGTCAAATATAGCTAGCTTTTTAGTTGCAGCAGCGTTCTTTAAACGATCAGCAGTTATGTCGTCACCAGAATCTACAATAGGTTCTTTAGCAACTTTTATTAATTCATCAACCGCTCTCTGTCCAGCTTGGATTATATTCTGTTTCGTTTCCTTGACGCTCATACTTAATAACTATATCATTTGATTTCATACAATACAAGAGTTGTTTATCTACAACAAACTCAAACTCACTTAAAGGTTTAAACCCTACGTGGTCCTCTGGGTTAATATGGATAGCTTCTAATGAACTATTACCATATTTTAGTATACCACGTAAGGTTTTAAGTTTATCACCTCTTATATTTTGTTTTTCTAAAACAGGTTTTACAAAACAATAATCATTATTAGCGTACCATTGGTTATCTCTATAGTACATGTATATTTGATCATCGGTTGCAAAATACATATTATCTTTAAAATACTTAGAACTATTCTTTTCTTTGCCGCGTATATCGTACCAACGTCTAAATAAATTAAAGTGAACTATAACTTTGTCACCTTTTTTAATAAGTGTTTTGTAAGCAGCTGGAACTTCAACAACCTCTGCTAATCTATTAACAAAGTTGTGATCTTCGATTCCAGCGTTTAGTATTAATATTTTATTATCAATATTTATTTCATTGTTATATCTTTCACCTATGGGTTTAACAATGAATTGAAAAATACTTTTCATTAATATTCTAAGTCATACTCAACAGATATAGCCATGTTAGAATTAAATTTCTTCCATGGCAATACCTCGTTGTTTTTTTTAATATGTATGTTATAAGAATTATCAGACTCTTCAAAAATAATATAAGATATAACGTGACCGCCATAAACCTCTTGACCAACAGAATAATGCATTGCATCGTTCTTATAGTCAGAACCTATACTGATTTTTCTTATAACGCTAGACATTAATCTTTTTTCTCTTCTTGCTCAATAACAGTATACTCACCTGTGCCAATATCAATATTCACTGCACCGTATTCTTCCTCTAACACAGGTTTAAATTCTTCAACCTCTTTAAGCACACCTGCGTATTCATGTAGCAGTTGGTGCTTTTCGTTTTCAATAAAACCAATTTGCCTTAGCAATTGTGTAATTTTGTTTTGTTGATCTTGAATTTTCTCCAAGTGTTCTTGGGAAATTTTATTAGATTTACTTTCCATTTGTTTTACTTTACTCATTTGATTTAATTTAATTAATTAATATATTACTTATTGTCACTTGATTTTTTGCTCTTTTCCCACGTACGTCCAACAAAATAAGCGCCGTACACTGTTATTAATAGCGATTGAAATATTGGGATATATTCCTCAGCAACTTTAAACCCGCCAATATTGCCATCAAAAAACGCAAGCGCAGTAAATATAACTGTGAGATATATTAATACTATTGGCCTTATGTTTTTAGATAAAAATGAATCTGATTGCATGTCAAGTTTCCAGCGTTCGGTGATTTGAGTCTGCGCATCTTGATCCGCTTTTTCTAATAACTCTTGGATCTTTTGTTTAGCATCTAATCTTTCTTCATCTGTAGTTGTAAGCTTATCGATTACATTACCTACGTCTTTAATTATACCGCCTGATAAAAGACTTAAAAGTTTTTTCATTATTTATTCTGATTAAATCTTTCCATGACTTGCGATTGGTAATTTTTTACATTTGATCCTGCATATAATGGCTTTATATCTTGATATCCAGAAACTTTACCTTTCTTTTCATGTCTTTTACTTTTATAAGTAGGCATTTGAGTCGACAAAAGCTCTTCTTGAGTGTATGGTTTAGACACTTGATACGACTCTCTAGCCGGCGTAATTTGGTTTAAAGTTCTATTTATAGTCTTGTCCAGAGTGAATATTTGATCGTTTGTTAAGTTTTCACCGTACTCTTGTTTAATGTAATCTAAAGCTTGTGTAGGTGTATAAACGCCGCTACCTACTAAAGCTGTGTATTGACCAGCCGCGTTGTACGCTATACTATCTTGTTGCGACTGTTTGCTTCCTTGGCTTGTAAACGGTAAACTACCCATATAGTCTTGAGCAAATTGATTACCCATTTTAACCGCATCTATAGCAACTAAATCTTTAACGCCTTGCTGGATTTGAGTTTGGTTATACTGATAATCTTTTTGTAAAGCTTGTTGTTGACTAACACTAGTGTCACTAATAGCTCTTTCTTGTGTATCAATAGAGGTCTCACTACCGCCACCTTGTCTTAATTCATTGAGAGCTACAAATCTATTTTCTTCTGTTTGCTTAGCTGCTTCATCAGCTCGTCTTTGGTTTATTTCTAAAAACCTTTTATTTTGAGCACTTTGCTGTTCTGGAGTTAACGCGTTGTAAGCGTTCTTAGCGGCTTGAGACGTATCTACTTGCATTAAGTCAGGAGTAACTTCATCGTAAACTAATTGATCACTAGATGGTGCTGTTTGACTTACAGTTGTTTGTTGTTGAGATATAGTTGGTATATCACTAGCGCCACCATGAGGGTGGCCGTGTGTTGCGGAAGCTGAGTGAGCAAACGGATGCTTACCACCTGTAACTCTTTTTACGTTTTGGTTTCTTAACTTAAATGCCATACCTTATTATTTATAACTACACCCTTTTTTAGTCATTGGGTGATTCATATTCATTGCGTGCTTACCATAATTTAATGGTCCTGTCTTTGCTTCACCGTATTTAGATAAACAATGTTTAGACATGAAGGTTCCTTTCTTAGACAAAGGTCCTACATTCCCTTCTTTAGATTGTGTGTTTGGACTAGTGCTTGGCATGATTTTAATTTTTAAGTTATTTTTTCTGCAAATTTATTTGCATAATCTTCCCATGGTAGTTTATCGCTACCTTCTTTCATGTTTTTTCTTGAGTATGTTTCGCCTTTATAGTACACGTTGTTATCGTCGTAGTTTAACGCGCCGCTTTTAATTTGTTGCATATGGCCTAACTCATGAGCTAATACTTCTTTGTATTGTATAGGATCTTTAACGTCCTTGCTCATAAGTATACTACCATTGTTCAAAGCTTTACCTAATACTCCTTCTTCTAAGTCTACATGG